TCTTTAGCCATTTCATAGCCGACTTGAATGTCTTGCCATGCTTGCTTAGGATGTTTGATGATAGTAGATGTGAGTCGTTTGGTTTGGAAGCTCATCTTTCCAAGTGTGTATAATATATTCATGTGTTTAATATTAGTTACTGTCTGTATCACCTGATACAAACTTACTTCGGATTAACTTACGGCGTACAGCGTAGCTGGGCGACGATGTATTACAACTATAGGGGTCCCATGGACAAGGTTCCAGGGGTCAAAAAAATAAAACAAGGTTCCAAATAGAAAATCGGGAGACGGAGTGCGCTGAGAGCGAGGGGGGAGAAGAGGTGAACCTGTTATGCTGTACTTTTTTTAAAATTTTTTGCAAAATGACACCTAATGTCTATCCTTAGAGAAAAAGATGAAGCTCACCTAGTCACTGACTCAGATCGAGCAGAGCTTCAATCACACTTCCCATATGCTGGAATACACTTAAACGAGCTTTCGTTACAGGAAGAAAGACTCTTGTTATTTCATCTACGTGGTATGAGTAAAGCAGCCGCCGGCCGTGCTGCGGGGTACTCTGACATAGATCGAGTGTACTCTATTTTTAAACAACAGAAATTTCAGAATGCGTTGCAGTACCTTCGTAATGAGATGCGTGAGGAAATAAAGTTTGATAGGGACACAGCGACCACGATGTATTTAGAAGCGCACAGAAAAGCAGCGACATCTACCGAAGAAAAAAATGTTGTCGATTCTTTGTGCAAGCTCCACGGGCTATTTGTTCCAGAAAATGCGACGCAGATAAATATAAACGTAGACAAAGTACAACAGCTCGAAAAGTTATCGGATGCTGAACTATTAAAACTTGCGGGCGAAGACCAAAACTATTTGGAGCCTGGCGATGGAGATTGATAAGTTAGAGTGCTCCAAGTGCAAAGGGCTCTTTCCAGATACATTGATACCGACGGACGGGATCTGTGTGTACTGCAAAGCGGATGCAGCTGAGAAAGTTGCGGCACCCCAAATACAAGAACCTGTAGATCCTAAAACTAAAAAACAACAGTCTGCTCAGAAGCGAGCTGAGAAAGAACTCGCGCTCCGTATATTGTCCCGAAAGCGGTTACTACCATTCGTAGAAAAATTTAATCCTGACTACCATGCAGGTTGGGTACACAAAGACATATGTAAACGTCTAGAAAAATTTAGTGAACAAGTAGAGAACAAAGAGTCCCCCAGGTTGATGTTGTTTATGCCGCCTCGACACGGCAAATCTACTTTGGCTAGTATTGCGTTTCCTGCTTGGCACTTAGGTAGGCACCCTAACCATGAGTTCATTAGTTGCTCATACTCAGGATCGTTGGCCATGAACTTCTCGAGAAAGGTGCGTCATCTATTAAGAGAACATGTTTATAAAAAAATTTTTGAAAATACGAAACTAGATAAAGACTCCCAGAGTGTTGAGTCATGGAACACAACCACGGGCGGCGGTTACGTAGCGGCGGGAGTTGGTGGTGGTATTACTGGTAAAGGTGCGAACGTACTATTAATAGATGACCCTGTAAAAAACAGAGAGGATGCAGAGTCCGATAACAATCGCGATGCGATCTGGGATTGGTACACAAGTACGGCGTATACAAGGTTGTCGCCAGGCGGTGGCATACTTGTAATTCTTACAAGGTGGCACGATGACGATCTTGCAGGTAGGTTGTTGCGTGTAGCAGAAGACGGCGCGGATGAATGGGAAGTGGTTAAATATCCAGCAATCGCTGAAATAGATGAAGAGTTCCGCGAAACAGGAGAAGCACTTCACAAAGAACGGTACAGCGAAGATGCACTAGATCAAATAAGAAAAGCTATTGGTCCGAGAGACTGGTCGGCACTGTACCAACAGAACCCAGTTTCAGACGAAGGCGATTATTTCTCTAGGGACATGGTGCGGTACTATGACTCTGAAGATATAGAATTTGATAAATTAAAATATTATTGCGCGTGGGACTTGGCCATAGGACAACGGGACAGGAACGATTATTCAGTAGGCATAGTAGTGGGCATAAGTGAATACGATGAAATTTTTGTGGTAGATGTTATCAGAGGCAAGTATGATGGGTTTGAGCTCGTAGAAAAAATATTAGATGTATACGAGCAGTGGAGACCTGGTATTGTAGGTATAGAGAAAGGGCACATAGAAATGGCGCTCGGTCCGTTCCTAGAAAAACGGGTGAGGGAGCGTAGATTATATGAAGCATATTTTAAAGATCTAAAAGTAGGGAGACGTGATAAAGAAGCAAGAGCAAGAGCTATTCAAGGTAGAATGCAACAAGGCATGGTATACTTTCCAAAAGATGCGGTTTGGACGGGTCCGTTGGTTGCAGAATTACTACGATTCCCGAACGGTGTTCATGATGACCAAGTTGATGCGCTTGCGTGGATTGGCCTGATGATGACAGAGTTCTCAACCTACTTTGAACAAGAAGAGCATATCCCTTCATGGAAAGATAGATTAAAATATATAGCGAAACCAACAAGGCGTAAATCGTCAATGAGTGCATAATGGCATACGGTAAACCAAAGAAAACATTAAGTAAGGGCGAAGAAGAAACTTTAGCTAGTAATAATTGGGAACGTTATACTCGAGCTCGAGACGCGGGCCATGATAACTACATGGAGATTGCGCAGCAATGCGATCAGTATTACAGAGGTCAACAATGGGAAGCGGCTGATGTAGCAGCGCTAGATGACCAAGGCCGACCAGCTCTTACAATCAATACAATCTTACCTACAATCAATACTGTCCTGGGCGAACAAAGTACACGTAGGGCTGACATTAAGTTCAAGCCTCGTGGTAGTGGCATGCAAGAAGTTGCGGATGTGCTTACAAAAGTATACATGCAGATTGCGGACAACAACAAACTAGACTGGACTGAAGCGCAAGTATTTGCCGATGGTCTGATTCAGGACCGTGGTTGGTTCGATGTACGTATAGACTTTTCTGATAACTTTAAAGGAGAAGTACGAATAACAGCTAAAGATCCACTAGATATTATTATTGATCCAGACGCCAAGGACTACGACCCACGCAACTGGAATGAGATTTTTGAAACTAAGTGGATGAGCCTCGATGAAATAGAAGAACAGTACAGTCAAAAAGCCGCAGACAAATTAAGACTAATATCTGAGATGGGTACTTCTTATGGTGGCGATTCTATGGAGTACCAAGAACAAAGGTACGGCGATACCGAAGAACATGAGTACTCTAGTAATTACGCATACAATCCAGAAGAGGCCAGAATTGTAAGGTCAATCAGAGTTATTGAACGTCAGTACTACCAACTAAAAGACTGCATGTTCTATGTTGATCCAGTTACGGGTGACGAGCGTCAAGTTCCGTATGACTGGGGTAAAAAGAAAAGAGAACAATTTGCAGATGATTTTGGGTTACACATAGTTTCAAAAAAAGTCCGGAAGGTTCGTTGGACAGTAACAGCAGACAGAGTAGTACTATTCGATGATTGGTCTCCCTACTCACACTTTACTTTAGTACCCTACTTTCCATACTTCAGAAGAGGAAGACCATTCGGCATGGTAAGGAATTTAATTTCACCACAAGAACAGTTAAACAAAATTAGTTCCCAGGAGCTGCACATTGTAAACACTACTGCTAACAGCGGTTGGGTAGTAGAGTCAGGATCACTAACGGGTATGAACGCAGATGATCTAGAAGAACACGGAGCGGAGACTGGTCTAGTACTTGAGTACAACAGAGGGTCTAGTCCCCCAGCTAAAATACCACCGAATCAAATTCCTACTGGCCTAGATAGGTTAGGGCAAAAAGCAGCGGCTAATATCAAACAGATTAGCGGCGTGTCGGATTCTATGTTGGGAACAGATGGCCCTGAAGTATCTGGCGTAGCTATTCAACAAAAACAAAATAGAGGAATCTTGATGATTCAAGTTCCTTTAGATAATTTAACAAAAACAAGACAGTATCTTGCGGAAAAAATTCTGCAACTTATACAGCAATACTATACAGAAGAAAGGCTAATACAAATTACAGACGAGTCAGATCCATACAAACCAAGTGTACCAGTAGCTATAAATGCAATGACCCCTGAAGGCACAATTGTTAATGACCTTACACTAGGGGAATATGATGTTGTAGTAGACACCATGCCTGCTAGAGATAC